TCCGTCGTGCCGTCCAAGCCCTTAAACGTCGGCGTACCGCTCTCAAGCCCCGCCGCGTCGCCTTGTACGGCTGCGGCAATCAGCTTCAGGATTTGCGCCGCCGTGTATCCGCTTTCGATAACTTCGGTCCAAGGGTTGCTAGCCGAACCGGCATCGTTGAGCTTTTCGCCCATCGAACCGGCGGTGTTATTGGCCGACGCAATCGCCGACCAAACCGCAGGCCCCACGTTTGCGGTCGTCAACCCCGTACCCGTCACGACAAGATCGGCGGCCATAGCGCCGACACCCGTCAGCGTGCCGTCCGCAAGTCCCGAACCCGTTAGAGCGGCTAGGAGCGCGCCCAGACCTGTAAGCGTGCCGTCTGCGTCACCCGTACCCGTAAGGGCGGCGGACAACTGCAAGAACGCCTTTATGTCGGCGTCCGATATCTCGCCTGTACCGGCGATTGCCGCGACAAGCTGGACGATCAACCCACCGGTCGCCGTAAGCGTACCGGAACCCGTCAGCGCGGCAGATGCGAGCTTTACAGCCCACATATCCGCTTCGGTAACACCACCCTCCCCCGTTGCCTCGTTACGCGAGGCGAGCGCGCCCGGCTTCTGCGGCATGACCCAGGCCGTCGGGTGACGCACCCCGTAAGGTACGCCGACCGTCTCGTCAGGGATCGCCTCGCCCCAAGTGATGTTCCGCGCGGCTCCGGTCGGGTGATAGTTTGCGACCGTCTCTTGCGGATACGCGCTGTTAAGTGCAGTCGCCCCGAAGAACCGCACGCCCGAGAGAAACTCGCGCCGCGCATTCTGGACGACGCCCACTAGATAGCCTCGGCTGCCTCGGGAAAGCCCGCCGCCTCCACCCGTGCGCGGTCAAGTTCCTTCTGCTGTTCCACGATCAGCGCGGCAAGGCGGTAGCTGTCGCCCTTCCATTGGGAAAAGTCCGCGATGATTTCGAGGATCGACTTGTCCACTTTAGCCGCCGTACCCGTAATCGAAATCGACCAGCACCGTGCCGCCCGAAGTCGTGGCACCCGTCTGGAACATCAGGAACTGAAGGTTGGCACCGTCCCGAATACGCGGAAGCGACGGCAGAGAATTGACGAAATCCATCTTCGTATAGATGCCTGTCGCCGGAATGGGGATCGTCCACAGCGGCTTGCACAGGCCGATGATAACCGTGCCCGAGGCGTGCGCCGTGCCCGACCAGACCAGCGAGACGATATCGGAAACGCCGGTGTCCCCAGCCGCAAGCGGCAGAAATGGATTGTATTTGTTTGCCGCCGCGCCCGTGTTCAGTAGCGTGCCGATGGTAGACGAGGCCGTCGAGGTGAATGTTGTCGTGGCACCCGAACCGCCGCCTGTGTCGAGATAGTTAATGATGCACGTCGGCGCGTTCGCACCCATTGCGGTATCTGCCGCGACGAACAGGCGCAATCCCTCGCCGTTGGGATAGCGGTCGCCCGTGCCGCCGCCGGACCCGATGGCCGTCATCGTCACGGTCTTGGTTCCCGTGGTCGAAACGTTCGTGCCCGTCAGCGGGACATAGCCCACGAGGTCGATGCATTGGATATACCAAGGCGCACCCGCCGCCGCGACGACTGACGCCCCCGCTGTAAGAAAATGCTTTGTCGCAGGCGATACGTTGCCGCCCGTGTAAAGCGTGCCCTCGCCCCATGTGTCGTCGGTCGGGACGTATGTAAGATCAGTGCCGGCAAAGGTAGACGCAACAGGCGTTCCGGCGTGGGGTGCGAGCAACTGCCAAGCGCCGGTCATGCCAGCAGCGCCAAGCGCCTTGTTCATGTACGCATTGCCGTACTTGCCGTTATTCGTGATCTGGTTGATTAGATCGTCTTGCGAAGTCCAGCCCATTTCAACTCCAAGCCGTTTCGAGGTTGCCGACCAAGATCGAAGATGCGAGCGACCCGGCCATGCCCTGCGAAAAGAAATTCAGCACCGCGCCGTCAACGATTTGAGGCGCGTTTGCCTGATGCACGATGGATATGTATTCGTCGCACGAGCCGTAACTATCAACCGTGCCCGTTGAAACCCTGCATTCTTGCGTAGCCGTGTGATGCAAAAGCGGCTTGACGATGACCAGCGCCATGAGGCCGCCGCCCGCCGCCGTGAACGTCACGCTTTCAATCGACTTGACCCCGTAGTCACCGGCCTGCAAGTCGAGGAACGGCGTAAAACCCGCGCCGCTCTGCTGCGTTGCCGCGACCTGTCCGCCGCCCGTGAGCGACGACAGCGTGAAATGGTTTTGCGACACCCGCCCCGCTACACCGTCCTGATTGGTATAGGTGATCGTGAACTGCCCGACCGTCGAAGCCGCCGACTGCGACACTGCGACGACCTGGCCCCAGTCATACCGGGGGATGGTCACCGTATTATCGAAGTCCTGCTGTTCTCCAATCGCGTCCGTGTCGATGAACGGGTAATACAGCAGGTAGTCGCACAGGTAGATCGACTGCCGCGCGTTCGCCGTAGACGTAGCACCCGATGCCGCCGACATAAGCTGCACTTTGGTAAGGTGCTGTGTGTAGTCCGCCCCGACCGTGGGAACGTAGATGCCACGCGATGCCTCTAGCGTGGCCGCAATTAGGGGCGACGAGGCGTAGAAGTTAGCCGGAGGACTTCCGGCAAAATAGCTGTAGTCACACCATCCCGATGTCGGCGTGGTCGAAGATGACACGCCCTTGCGAAACCCGACGAAGTGACTGCGGCCCGCGTCGTATGCCGCCGCAAGCTTGGAGACGTTCGCGAAACCCATTTAAGCGTTCCGGCCCGTTACAGCCGCCTTGATCTGGTTCCAGCCGATCCGCGCGCGAACCGCGACAGAGGCCCCGCCCTTACCGACGCAAACCGCCGTACGGGGGGCGATAATCCGGTGTCCGCAAGCCTCGCCACAGGGGCGGGTAACGGTCGGCTCTTGACCTTCCCGCGCCGTCACCTTGACCCCACGCAAGCAATCTTCGCAGTAGTACAGCGGCGGGCCGATCTTCTCCCAAAGCAGCTTCTGAAACTCCGACCGCTGGTCAGGCATCAGGATTCGGTCACCGTCAGCGCACCCGCTGCAAACTGCGGGGTGATGCCGTTGGAAACCGCGAGAGACGAGTTGAGCGAGCCGTAGTGCCAAACCGTGCCCGCCGAAGCGAGCGTCGTTCCGATGGCAACGTCCGTCAGGGTCGCGCCTGTCACGCCGCACTGCGGAAAGCTAATCGTCGCCGCGTTCGCAGTCGCACCACCCGACGCCGCGTCCCAACCCGTCGAGCGCGCAACCGCCTGTCGGGCGTAGTCCGTATAAGCGGTTTCGTTCGTGGTCTGGTTGTTCCCGGTGCCCGGGGATGCGGTGTGCAGCGAAACATAGGTGTTCGTGAACGGCGTCGACGCGGCGTTGTCGGCCACGCTCGTCCAAGCCGTCGCGCGATACATCAGATTGATGATCGAATTGCAGGTCGATGTGGATTTCGGCATGTCTAATCCTTACGCAGGTTCGACGCCCATTGCGGCGCCGGTTTTGGGATCGCGCACCAGCTTGCGGGGTGCGTTGACTTTTTCGAGCGCGGCTGCGACTGCCTGCAACGCGCTTGCCGTCAGGATCGCGCCCTGATCCGGTTCGCGCGGGGCTTCCGGCTGCGGCGCGGGGGCCTGTGCCGCCTGTTGAGCGCGCATATCCTCACGCTCCATGCGCTGGCCCTCGAAAGCGCGGGCGTCCTGTTCGCTTTGCACGCGCGTCAGGATTTCCGCTTCTTTCAGGCGAAGCTCGGCAACCTTGATCTCGTATTCCTTCTGAGCCTCTGACGCGCGCAATTCCATTTCGCGCGCCTTCAACTGAAGCTCCTGCATCTTCACTTGCGTGTCGGCCTGGTCCGACTGCGCCTGCATCTTCAGTTGCTGGTTTTCCTGCTGAAGCTGCCCAATTACTTGGGTGCCTTGGGCAATCTGCTGCTGGATTTCCGGCGGGAGGCCGGGCCTTCCGTCCTGTCCGTCCTGCAACTGCGGCGGGAGCATCTTCTGCATCCGCTTGGCGATTTCCTGCGCACCCGGGAAGTCCAGCATCTCCATCAGCTTGTCGCCCATGATCGGAGCGGCTGGAGGATAAGCCCGAATCAGTTCGGTCATTGCCGCCGCCGCCTCTTCGCGCTTTGTCGCGAAGCTCGGGCCGGTCTTAACAACCACGTCGTACTTGCCGACGTTGAAGTCATACAGGCGGTCGTTCGGGTCGTCGTTCGGCGTGTCCTGGCCCTGCTGTGCGGCACTGTCCTTCGCGAGCTTCACGACCTTGGGGGCCATGTCGTCGCCAAGGATGCGGATCGTCTCGCGCTGCGAATAGACGGACGGGATGATTTCAACGAGGCAGCGCCCGGCGTACTGGATCGCGCGCGAAAGGTTGTCGATAAAGTGGAACGTCGAGTTATCGGACTCCCTCTGGCGGGCGATGATCGCCTTGCCGGAGGTCTCGTTCGACCGCGCACCAAGCTGGCTGTCGTAAATCCCTACGATAGCCTTCATGTCGTCGGCGGCGTTCAGTGCTTCCTGAATGTTACCCGCAGGCACCCCGGGGAAAGGCTGGCGTTGAGGCGGATTGGTTCCCGCGTTGTGGAGCAGGTACGGATGCGAGCGGGTATTGGCCGTGCGCCACTTCTCGCCTTCCGGTCCTTGGGGAATTGCCCCGACCTGAGCGATGAACGGCGCGCGCGGTGCGAGTGCGACCAACTCCGTGGAAGACGAACGCCAGAAGTTGAACATCATCTGCGGGTCGCGCGCATCGCGGATCAGCGAGCGGAAGTGACTGCGACCGTCAACAATGACCTCATGCTGCCCTGACTTGTCGAAGTAAACCGTGTCCCCTTCTTTTATCGAATCAACCAAAGACCCCACGCTGAGGGTCTTTGCTTTTCTATACCTGATCTGAAAGTCGTCGTTTGCAGACAGCTTCATCCCGAGTGAGTTTTTCATCTCCTCCTTTACCGGGTCGATCAGGAGAAATTTACCAACTGCTTTGTATTTCATCAGTCCTGTGTGATTGTGGTTGCTGTTGTCATAATTGTGGTTGCTACGCTGACCGCGTTTCGTAGCTCGTTCTTGATCACCTTGAATGGGTCGATGATTCCTCTTTCGAACATGTTACAGATTTCTCCTGTAGATCCGTCTACTCCGATCTCAAAATTTCTCCCTGGATCAAATATGTCGTCGATGTCCTCTATCTCCGCATTTTCCATAATGACGTCAAATGGAGCTGAAAGAGACTCAGTTAGTATTTCCCTAGCCATTTGAGATTCTTCTGATTCAAGATCTAGGCTCCATAAGTAGTTTATGCAGTTCAATAACGCGATTCCTCCTCCAGGCAGGATTCCCTCCTCAAGAGCTGATCGGGTCGCGCAGATCGCGTCGTCTACCCGGTCTATCTTTTCTTTTTGCTCTATCTCTGAGTCTGCTCCAACGAAAATGGTCGCAACCTTTCCGTTCAGAAATGATAGTCGCTCTCTAAGAAAGTCCTTGTCTTTCTTTTTTGTCTTGGCCGACAGCTGCTCGTTGATATTTTTGATCGCCTGCTTGATCTCGTCGGTCTTGCAGTGATTGTCACTGATCTCGATCACGGTCTGGTCTGAT